GCAGTCGGAGCACAGAGCCACAGAGGTGAACCATTGGCCTTGCTCAATCTCGTGGCACTCGCTCGGCGGAGGTGCCCAGCACACGACGCACGGCAGAGACTTCACTTTTTCAACATGCAGCCGCTCAGCGTCAGTCATGCGCGGCTTGTTCTTTGACATCATTGCTTGCGCCTCCACACCAAGCCCATGTGCGTCTTGACTCTGCCGTTCACGACTGCGCAGATTCCTGAAGCTGAATAACCAGCCCTCTGTGCCTCGTGCATTGCCGCGTAAGTCGCAACAACTTCACCATTCGCAGACACAGCTTCTATAGGAATTGAGTTGTGGTGCAAATGGCCGAACTTCCCAAGCGTGTTCCTTGGAGGCTTCCTTCCAAGAACTGCAAACGAATGCCAGTTGTTGTACGACTGGCTAACCCACTCAAGGTTGCTGGCTCGATTGTCTTGTCTGTCGCCATTTTTGTGGTTCACGACAAGACCAAGCGACGGGCCATGGAACGCCTCGCAAACAACCCTGTGAACGTTTTTGATAACTCGCTTACCGCCGACGAGAAACATGCTCAAGTGCTGGTAGCCAGTAGATCCGGTTGCCTTCTTAAGCTTCTTCCCCTTGAGGAGTCGCTCCTTGCAGATTGGATGGGGCAACACGCGGTCAAGCGAATAGATGTCGCCATTTGAGTCGACCTCGTAAAGCCCCTCAAACCCAACAACGGGTCGGCGCTCGATGTGCTCGCGCTCTGCCGCTGTCGGCGCTGGCTTGTTCTTCGACTGCACTACGCCGCCCCGATCCGCAGGCCCTTCTCAACCTTGAGGGCGGAGCGCGTCTTGCTGTCCAGCAGCGACCACAGCGCGACCATCTGCATGTTGTCGAGTTGTTCAATCTCGATACGGTCGAACGCTTCCGCCTGTCCACACGACTTCATGACCTCCACAACGTCAGCGGCCAGTTTGCGGATGTATTCCTGCTGGTCTTGAGGCAGGGATTCCATCGCGCCATCGGTGGGCTTGTGCGGGGCTGCGAACGCCTTCTTGGGCTCCGGCTTGTCCTTGCCCGTAGTGGCGTCCAGCGCGTCGTGCTCGACAATCTCCAGCGCGGCTACCCACAGGTAACGACGCTGGTACGTCTCCACCGCGCCGATGTTCTGCACCTCGTGGCACCCCTTCAGAGCCGCCGAGCCCATCGGGCTGTAGATGGACAGGAACTCTTCCGGCTTCTCGACGTTGCGGATGGTCATGCACGCATTGTCAGTGTTGAAACTGACCGTGGCGCACAAGCCAGCATCACGAAAAACCTTGAGTGCCGGGACAAGGAAGTCGCCAAGCTCAAAGTAGTAGTAGCCGGCGAACTTGTTGTGGCCGGTCTTCTCCAGCTTGAGCGAGTGGAACTTCTCGCGGGCTTGGTTCAGGCGTTGATAGACGTTCATGCGACCCTCATCAAAACGGTAGAGGCTTGAAAGCGATATCCCGAGCCATCCTGGCGGACAGAATCCGAGCGTTCCCGAACTTGCGGTACAGCGCGTACGTCTCCCGGAACTCCACGAGTCGCCGCCAGAACCCACCGATGGCCGAGTGCTTGAATCGCTTTGGCGCAGCGCTCGGCATTGCGGGCGCGTAGAGCTTCGATGTCTTCATCTGTTAAGACTCCGTGTAGGTTCATGCGTTCACCACGTTTGCAGTCAGCGCCCAATGGATCAGCGCAAGCGCTCCCATCAAGCCGAGGAAGGTTGCGAAGAGAGCGTCGCAGAAGGTTTGGGGCTTCATGCCACCTCCTTGTATCCATCCATCCCCGCCTGCTCATCGCGCCATTCCTCGCGGGTCAGCGGCTGCACAAGACTGTTGCTTTCCTCGTATGCCTCAAAAGCCGCGAAAGCTTCCGTCAGCAGATCAGACACAGCGCCAAGGTCTGCGTCATGGCTTGCTCGGTACAGGTCAGCGGCGTAGCAGTCCACAGCGATCAGCAGAGTCTTGAGGGTGTCTGCGTTGCGGGGGAGGGCGCGAATGTGGCGGATTGGATGTCGGTCATGCCAGCCTCCCATACATGCTGGTGTGCTTCCATCGGCTGCGTGTCTTCCCACTCCTGCAACCGGCACTCGAGCTGGAACATGAGCCAGCCTTCGCCAGCAGGAAGCTCGGTCACTTCGACACCAGGCATCTGGTCGCGGCTGTCCAGAAGCGTTTGGACCTGGCGTGCTGCTTGTGGGGTCATCTCTGTTCTCCCGCGCCCCGTACCGTGGAGCGCATGAGTGAATCATCGGCGCTGTGGTGAGGTTTGCCAATTAGGGTTTACCCTCTGCATCCTCTTTTATGCTGCGTCGGCGCAAACGCTGGTTGACGAAAAGCTGTTCGGCCAAGCGCATCAGCGGCGCAGCGAGGTCTAGGCACTCTTTCTGCACCGCGTCGAGGTCGTTTGCGTGGATCGCCGCGCGGAGTTCGTCCCATTTCTCAAGGCAGACTCCTAGCGCTTCCTGGGTGGAGGCGAATGGTCCGTAGCGTGCATCCTGCTCTTCCATGCGAGTCTTGAGTAGCACGTAGACACCCTGATTCATGCCTTGCCCCGCTTGAGTTCCATGTAGCGGCTGTACGCGGCGCTCTTCGGCTGCTGAAGCCCAAGGCCCTTGCACCACCAGTCGTTGCGCAGAAGAACTTTGCACATGCGCCGCCAGCTAGGAGCCCAATACTTCTTCTCAAGCTCGGGCGGCGCGTAGTCTGGAATGCCATTCCGATAGCCGCGTTTGTGCCACCCAAGCAGCCACTCGCGGAAGCGCTTGGTGTAGTGGTCTCGCGTTACCTTCGGCATGGTGGCAAGCATGAGATTGCAGAAGCTGCGCCACGTGTGACCAGGAGGTAGCGTGATCTTCGCGTAGCCGGTGACGTTTCCGCTTTCCTCAACGTACAAGGCGCCAGAGTTGGCCCCGTTGACGCGGGCAATCAGCTTGCCCCAAGTCTGCGGCTCAATCAGGTGATACAGCCACAGGCCGCGCCGCTGATCGTCTCCGTAGGGCTGGCAAAGGCGCATCTGGTGCAGGGAAACGCCCGCAAGGCGCATGCGGTCATATACCTCGTTGTGCGGCTTCTGTGGGAACATGGCGTGATAGCGCCAAATGTCGTTGACGTGCCAGTCATAGATTGGGTAGACGTTGTACGTCTTGTCGATGACCTTGGTTGTCCAGCGCTTGCCAAAGTGCATCTCCTTGTCCCAAACCGCGATGGTCCGGAAGCGGTTCAGGCTTTCGTCTGATCGGATGCCGATGAAGGCTGCGGTGTCGCGTCCTTTGGAGTACCAGACTGCAAACAGCTCGATGAACTCTTCGAACTCCATGCGAGGCTCGAAGAAATCAAAGAACGATGAATCGGAAATGACTCCCAGTCCTTCCGGCATGGGACGAACCCAGTCGGCTTTTCGGTCAGGGTCCCAAGCGCACCAGACTGGCTCATAGTTGCTCACCGCGTTGCGAAGCTTGATCGGAAGACACACCCAGTAAAGCTCGATGTTGTTCGCGTACATGGCGAACATTTCCTGAGCGTGCTTGATGGTCAGTGTGTACTGCGCTTCAAGGTCAATCAGCAGGACCCCAACCTTGCGATCTCGCTTGATCGCCTCGTCCATGACAAGGTGCATCATCACGCTGGAATCCTTGCCGGCGCTGAACGAAATGTAGATGGCCTCGAAGTGATCGAACGTGTACGCGATGCGCTCGCGCGCCGCCTGAAGCACGTTGATGCCGATGGGTTTCTTGACGATGGCCATCAGTACAACTCCGCTTCCGTTCGACCGCCAGCCTGCTCAAAGTCCACGGCCTCTCGCCCATGCGCAACAAGCCACTTGTTCAGGTAGGCCAGAGCCATTTCATCGGCAGCTTTCTTATGTTCTTCGGTGAGGCGGTTATAGCCTCCGCGACAGCATGACGGGATTCCTAACGCATAGGCCACCGAAGCCTGGCCGAGCCACGCAATGCGGTTCATGCGGTCGTTTGTGAGGTAGTGCTCGCAGGAAAAAGGCCACTCTGTGATGACCGCCTGCAATGACGCCTCAAAGCGAGAAATGTCCGCGAGAAATGTCCGATACATTTCCTCGCCTTCATCCTGCGTCATGCCGTCCGGGCGCTCTTTGTAGAACCCGGCCCGGTAGCACTCCCACTTGTCCCATGTGTGATAGATGCGCACCTTGTCGTCCGCCTCAAAGTCGGCGATCACGTCGGAGAGAATCTCTCCTTCGCCCTCTTTGCCGACCTCCCACGCCATCGAGAATTCTTGATCCTTGAAGACCTCGGCGATTCCACTGATCTGGCTAAGGCGCAGCACTTCGTCTGCGTCCATGCCGAGATTCTTGGCGATCTTCTCGTCGGTCCAGTTGCGGCGCTTCAGTTCCACAACAATGTCAGTCATCGCCTCGACCTTGTGCTTTCCTCGCGCACGGTTGTGGCGGATGGTCGAAGCCATGCGGTCGCCGCGATCCTCCTGCTCGGTTCGGATGCGAACCACGGGCAGGTAACCCTTAACGCGCTCGCGCACGTCATTGCATTCCTTGCCGACGCGGTTGCGGTGGAACCCGTCGATCACGGTGCGCTTGCCGTCCTCAGGCATGGTCACGATGGGCTGCGTGTAGCCATCGGCCATGATCGAGACGCGCAGAAGCTCCATCTCAGGAGGGGCGACGGTATTCGGGTTGTAGTCGTTGGCCTGCACCTCTTCGGCCTTGACCCATTCCACGAAGTCGACGGGCTCGGTAGAGAACGGGCTCACCTCGTGTAGCATGCGCCGCAGCTTGTTGATCGTCTCGACGCGCTCGTCCAGCGGCAGGTGAGGAATGCGAAGGATTGCCCATTCGCACTGTTCGATGATGCTGCCTGGTTGCGCAGGCGTTTCCAGCAAGTCAAGTTGCATGTGTCCTCCTATGCCATCAATCATCGTTCGCCGTTGATGCGCTGGCTATAGGTGGAAACCCTATGTGCTTGTGCTCTAGGCATAGCTTCCCCAAGGGTGACAGCCCATGACTGGCTTCTGTCTTCCCTCGCCCAGAGGATGCTGTTAGGTTGCTGCATGTCTTTCATGCCTGCCCGGACTCTATTGAGCTTCACCGAGTGTGAAGAGCCTATAAGCCAACCGGAAGCAACCTAAAAACACCCTCCCAGCGCACCAATAGGCAGCGATTCCATCCGCACAGCCGTTTGTCTTCACCACTTGCCGGCTGGCATCTGCGGTCCCTCGCTGACAGGCCGCACGGCTCGCCTCGGGGTGTACGAGGGCCGGTGTTTCTGACAGGCAGCCCATGCAGGCCCGCTCCTAACGAGTGTCGTCCGATCTGCAAAGAGAAAGGGCCTTGAGTCTCGACCGATGCTCCTGTGCCAGCAGGAAGCCCCCGAAGGTTTCGGCCGAAGCTCAAGGCCCCGGAACACACTACCGCGCTGGCACGCAGACGGAATCATCATAGGCCAAGTGTCGGCCATATGCAATAGGTAAGGGTTTGCCCTAGTGGACAAAGAGCGCGACGCGCCTACCATCGTCGCATGAGTTACACCGATTGGGAGTCCATGCGCGAGAAGTGCCAGGCATGCAAACACCGCCTAGTCCAAAACGACGCAAGGCAGGACAAACCGGGCACAATCTGGCGCTGCGCCGCTTCTCCTGTGCGTGGACGAGGACGATTCGCGTACTGCATCGATGCCAGAGACGGCGGCAAGTGTGGCGAGGACGCAACTATGTACGAGGCTGCTGATGTTCTGCGGTAAGTGCCGGAAGCATTACCAGACTGGCGGTGTAGGAATTGGCCGCCAGTATCGATGCGCCAAGTGCCACGCCGAACGACTGGCCGCGATGTTGACTGGTCAAGCAAAGGTAAAGCCGAAGCATGAAGCTAACGCTCGATAACCTGCACCACTACGCCACAGAGGAGGGCGACTGCCTGCTGTGGAACCTCGGCTGCAACGGCGACGGCAACCCGATTGCTCGTGTTGACTGCAAGTGCGTCAAGGTGCGGCGCTACGTCTTCGAGACTCTTCTCGGAAAGCCTGTCCACAAAAACAAGCGCGTCACCACCAAGTGCTGCAACCCGCTGTGCATCTCTCCGAAATGCCTGCGGGCGATGACCTACGGGGAGATCAACCGCAAGACCATCAAGGCAGGGCGCCGGATCGTAGATAGCGAGTCGATGCGCCGCGCCGTTATCAAGTCGGGACAGGCCAAGCTGCACGAACACGTTCAAGCCATCCGCCTTAGCGATGAGCCATCGCGGGTTCTGGCGCAGCGCTACGGGGTGAACCCGTCAACTATCCAAGACGTTCGTTTTGGCCGGACATGGGGGAGTGATTCATGGGTCCGCTGAGCCTTCCGACATGGATAGATCCCGAGGCATGGGCCGGCTTCGTCGAGATGCGCAGGAGCATGCGCAAGGTGCCATTCACTGACAGGGCGGCTCAGATGATCGTGGTGGAGCTTCAGCGCATCAAGGACGCAGGACACTGCCCTAACGCGGCGCTGGATCAGTCAACGCTCATGGGCTGGCGATCAGTGTGGCCTGCAAAGGAGAAGTACATCGAGCGCGCTCCGACAGCGGGAAAGAACGAGTGGCTTCAGGAGCACGACAAGCGAGAGTTCACCGCGCCACCTCATGAGTTGAAGGAACTGGCTAAGAAACTGAGGCGCGTGGCATGAGCAGCGACGACATCAAACGCCCCAAGGACACCGCTTTCCGCTACGCAGGAGAAGGTCTTCCTATCTGGCCGCTTTGCTTCTTTTTCCACCAGCGCAAAGAGCGCAGCGGCGGGAAGATGCGTGGGCCTCTGCGCAACCTGTTTTCGTGTAAGGCATGCGAGGAGAAGCGCAAATGAGCGTAGGGCGCGGCATCAAGCACTCTGCGCAGGTTCCCATCGTGGCGTTCTTCGCTGCCAATCCTGACGAGGAGATGTCTGCACCAGATGTCACCATCAAGTTCGGGTTCAGCGACCGACGCACAGCTTATGAAGCGCTCAAGTGCCTGACACGAGACGGCTACTTGAAGCCGACCATCAAGACGCATCCGCGACTATGGCGAGCCGGGCCAAAGTTGCTTGAACTCATCGGCAAGGAGGAATGATGGCTTACGAGACGCGAGACAACAGCGGGCGGCTCTTCAAGAACGAAGACAAGAAGAGCGACAAGCACCCGGACTATTCCGGCGATGCGCTCATTGACGGGCAGGCCTATTTCATGGACGCATGGCTGAAGACCGCCGAGAGCGGGCGGCGCTGGATGAGCTTCAGCTTCAAGCCGAAGCAGCAGAAGCAGCAATCGGCGCCGCAAAAGCAGCAAAGACGTTCACGCGACGAAGACGATTCGATCCCCTTATAGACGGGAGCCAACCATGCGCGACGAAATGCAAGAAGCCGGCCTAGGCGTTGACTACATCCCGACAGAGCCAGGGTCGCTGGAAGAGGACCTCCACAACGTGGAGGCAATGGGAAGCTGGATCGTCTACGCGGTGTGCTGCGGCATCTTTGCTTTCGTCTTCGGTACTGCGCTGGGGTGGTGGTGAGGCGCGCAGCCCGCGTAGACGCCAATCACGGGGAAATCGTGCAAGCACTCAGGGCGCACGGGGCCTACGTTCAAGACTCTTCCCGCATGGGTGGAGGGTTCCCGGATTTGGTGTGCGGATACGCCGGGAAAACCGTGCTGATCGAGGTGAAACGGCCCGGCGGCTCCATTGAGAAGAAGCTCACCGAGCATCAACGCGAGTGGATCAGCCGGTGGTGCGGTGGCAAGGTGTGGCTTGTATCGACGCCTGAGGAGGCGATACAGGCTCTGGAGGAATCTGTGTGAACGCCTCCGAAGTAGTCCACGCCATCCAGCACTACTGCCCAGAAGCAAAAGACAGCTCATGGGAAGAACACAGAGGCATGGGCTACTTCAAGACCACGTTACACGGTAGCCGCCGAGTTATCACCGTAGACCTGAGCGGCTGGAACTACATGCTAGGAGTAGCCATCCACGGAGACGAGAATAGCTTCGGTGAGGTGTTGGCGGAAATCATCCGTGGCTTGCAGTCGTGAATGCATCACCTGCTGCCATGGCCTTCTGCGTGACGCCAAAGACCCAAAGCGAGACAGGAGCCTTCGGAAAATGGCAAAGCAAGGCTATGTGAACTGCGGGCTAAGCAAGTGGCGGGCAACGTTCCATCCATTCGGATGGGTGTGCGACAGATACAGCCAGGCGGATGACGAGGTTGTCATGGCGCGGCTGGAGTGGAGGGCTAAGGCTTGAGCAGATACGTGGACTTCAACGCGGTGGACCCAAAGCACCAGACCATGGATGCACGACTCCGAAACTGGAGCATCTGGGCCAATGGGCGCGACGGACTCGGCTTTGCTCCCTGCGCCCCGATGTTCCGCATGTATCGGAGTACAGAGCAATGGGAAGACTCGGCAAACAAAGCGCCCGCAGTTGACCCACTAGATGCCCAGCGTGTGCAGAAAGGTGTTTCGGCTCTGCCAGAGAAGCACCGCATTGCAATCTCGTGGAACTACATGAGCAGATCGCACCCCAGGAAGGCAGCAAAGGCGCTGGGAGAGTCGCTGGAAGGGATGAAGCATCTGATTGATGCAGGACGGCAGATGTTGTGCAACAGGGGCGTTTAATGCCGAAACCGAAGGTTGAACAGGTCGACTTGGAAGCGGTGAAGCGCGTATTGGTCGGAGAAGAAAAAGTTGCACTTTGATCTTCCAATTCGGAATTGAATGTGTTAGTCTCCGCGCAACCCGATGCGCGAAGGCATAAGATCGAGGCCATCCACTCGGAGGGCTAGGTGCCAGTCAGCGGAACGCTGCTCCGGGATGGATGCAGCAGTTTCGGCCCGGCGTCGCTGACACCCTCCTTTCGTCTCCTCCCACGAAATCAGCGATCGCTGGGCCACCCCTCAGCCCGAACCCACAACACGTAGAGCGTTCGCCGATCTAGACGGCGGGGTAGACGTTGCGCTCTCGGGCAGTTATCCACAGACCACACCCGTAAGGGGAGTCGCCAATGGCCGCACGGCTCAACAAACTCCATCAGGAAGACATCCGCAAGAAGATTCAGGCCACTCAGCTCATAAATGTGCTGCAAAAACATGCACTTACGGGCGATGGTGACTTGTCGATGACGCGGATGAAAGCCATCGAGATTCTGTTGCGCAAGAGCGTTGCGGACCTGAGTGCCGTGACCGTCTCGGGGGATAGCGAGAACCCGCTCCAGACTGTGCATCGCATCGAGCTAACCGCTCTGAAGTGACCACAGTCCAAATCCAGCTTCCCCCGAAGCTGATCCCTGTCTTTGAAGGAAAGGCAGACGTAAGAGGCGCATACGGTGGGCGTGGGTCGGGTAAGACTCGCTCATTCGCAAAGATGGCTGCGGTACGTGGGTACATCCACGGCATGGCTGGAGACAGGGGAATCATCCTCTGCGCTCGCCAGTTCATGAACAGCCTGGACGACTCATCCCTTGAAGAGTGCAAACGCGCCATCGAGGAAGAGCCGTTCCTTGCCAGCTACTACGAGATAGGCGACCGCTACATCAAAAGCAAGGATGGGCGGATCGCGTTCAGCTTCTCGGGCCTTGATCGGAACATCATGTCCATCAAGTCCAAGGGGCGGATTCTCCTGCTGTGGGTAGACGAGGCCGAGCCCGTCACCGCTGACGCATGGGACATCGTAGAGCCTACGCTGCGTGAAGAGGGCGGCGACTGGAACGCGGAACTGTGGGTAACGTGGAACCCGCGCAACAAGCACGCAGCGGTTGAAAGCCGGTTCAGGCAGAGCACAGACCCGATGGTCAAGTGCGTGGAACTGAACTGGAAGGACAACCCAGCCTTCCCCGACAAGCTGGAGCGACAGAGACAGCGCGATTTCAAGGCCAGGCCCGATCAGTACGCCCACATCTGGGAAGGCGACTTCCAGAGCATCGTGGATGGCGCTTACTACGCCGCGAGCCTGAACAAAGCCAAGGCAGACGGCCGGATCGGCAGGGTGTCTCCAGACCCGCTCATGACCTATCGTCTGTTCTGCGACATTGGCGGTACGGGTGCAAAGGCTGATGCCTTCGCCATGTGGGTGTCTCAGTTCGTAGGCAGAGAAGTCCGCGTGCTGGACTACTACGAAGCCGTAGGACAGCCGCTAGACGCTCACTTGGCCTGGTGCCGTGAGCGTGGCTACACCAAGGACAGGGCACAGTTCTGGCTGCCCCATGACGGCGCCACTCAAGACAAGGTGTATGCCGTCAGCTACGAGTCAGCGCTCAAGCAGGCTGGCTACAAGGTCACAGTGGTCCCGAACCAAGGCAAAGGCGCAGCAAAGGCCCGCATCGAGGCAGGGCGGCGCCTGTTCCCGTCCATGTGGTTCAACGAAGACACCACCAGTGCTGGCCGGGATGCTCTTGGCTGGTATCACGAAAAGAAAGACCCGGAGCGAAACGTCGGCCTCGGCCCTGAGCACGACTGGGCCAGCCACGGAGCGGACGCATTTGGCCTGATGGCGGTTGCCTACGAAGAGCCGAACAGCAAGAAGTTCGCCCCGATCAAGTATCCAGACATGGGGATCGTATGAGCGCAATCACGCGAGCGATTCAGCACGCTCAGATGGTCAAGGACATCGAAGACCTGAAGCGCCTGCTTGAAATGAGCAGCAGCTCACTGCTTCGCCAAGCCGCACTGATTGACAAGCTGACAGACCGAGTGATTGCACTAGAGCAGAAACGCGGACCCGGAAGACCCAAGAATGAAGACCGAAAGCCTGTTGGCAGCGATTGAGCGTCACGAGACGCTGGCCGATAGCTACGGCAATCTGTCCGAGGAACGCACCAAGGCGCTGGACTACTACCTCGGCAACCCGATGGGCAACGAGGTGCAGGGCCGCTCTCAGGTCATCTCTCGTGACGTGTGGGACACGGTCGAGTGGATCAAGCCGCAGCTTTCGGACATCTTCTGCGGCGGCGATCAGGTGGTGATGTTCAATCCCACCGGCCCGGAGGATGTAGCCGCCGCTGAGCAAGAGACCGAGTTCGTCAATTGGGTCATCACTGAGAAGAACGACTGGTTCACCGTCTGGTATAGCTGGGCGCACGATGCCCTGCTCCAGAAGACCGGCTACGTCATCGCTTACTGGGATGAGCGCGAGGACCGGACCAAGGAGAAGTACGAAGGGCTGACCGAGGATGAGGTGGCTCTGCTCTCTCAAGACCCGTCCGTCCAGATCGTCAAGCTGGAGCAGGAAGAAGAAGGCTTCGAGGTTGAGCTAGAGCGCGTCAAAGAGTACGGATGCGTCAAGATCGAGAACGTGCCGCCTGAGCGCGTGCTCGTGTCTCACAACGCTCGTGGTCTTAACCTGCAAGACCCGCGCCTCGACTTCCTCGAATACTGGGAATACAAGACCATCTCCGAGCTTCGGGATGAAGGATTCGAGGTTGACGACGACCTTCAAGACGACGCCGACAGCACGCAGCAATGGGAGGAATCGCTCCGTGACGACTTCAACCCGTTCCGAAACAACGAGGGCGAAGAGTCTTCCCCCGCTGCCCGCAGGCTTCGGGTTCGGAATGTCTGGATTCGCTATGACTCCAATGATGACGGTCGTACCGAGTTGCGTCGTGTGGTCGTCGTTGGGAAGACCATCCTTGAAGACGAAGAGTGTGATCTGGTCACCCTCGTTGCCAAGTGTCCCACCCCTCTGCCTCACCAGCACGTTGGACTGAGCGTCGCTGACGCGGTTACAGACCTCCAAGACATCAAGACCGCGCTCCTTCGTGGAACGCTGGATAACCAGTACCTGAGCAACAACGGCCGGTTCGCCATCGACGTGAATCAGGTGAACCTTGACGACATGCTCGTGAGTCGTCCGGGTGGCGTGGTGCGTGTGGATGGCCCGGTGCAGAACGCTATCGCACCGCTGATCCAAGGCAATCCGGCCATGGACTCCGTGCCCCTGATGGAGTACGTGGACCGGATCAGCCAGAAGCGCACGGGTGTGAACGAGCAGGCCCAAGGTCTCGACCCGAACACGCTCAACAAGACCGCCACCGGGGCTCAGATGCTTATGAGCGCGGCACAGCAGCGCATCAAGTTCATCGCCCGCATCTTCGCTGAGACTGGCGTCAAGGCGCTGTTCCAAGTCGTACACGCCCTGACCCTCAAGCACGCCCGCAAGGCCGAGGTTGTCCGCCTCCGCAACCAATGGGTTGTAGTCGATCCCCGCCAGTGGGTGAAGCGTGCGGACATGAGCATTGCTGTTGGCCTGGGTGCTGGGGACAAGCCGCAACAGATCGCCTTCCTGACGCAAGTTCTCCAGATTCAGCAGCTTGCGATGCAGGTTGGGTTGGCGAACCCGAGCAAGATTTACAACGCACTCAAGCGCCTGACCCAAGCGGCTGGCTACAAAGACCACAACGAGTTCTGGGCTGATCCACAGGTTGAGCCGATGCCTGATCCTGGCCCGCCGCCTGAGGTGCTGAAGGAACAGGCCAAGGCTCAGGCTCAGATGATGATCGAGCAGGGCAAGGCCCAAGTGCAGCTTGAGTTGGCTCGTCAGCAGGCTCAGATCGAGATGCAGAAGCTTCAGGCTCAACTGCAACTCCAAGAGTCCAACGACATGCGCGACGCCGAGCGTGAGCGCCTCAAGGCTCAGTTCGACGCACAACTTGAGCAGCAGCGCCTCGCATTGGAAGAGTGGAAGGCCCAACTTCAGGCCGAGCTTGGCAAGTACACCAACGATCAGGACAACAACACCAAGTTGACCATCGCTGGCCTGAACGCTCAGACGCAGAGCCAGAGCGAGCAACTGAAGATCGGCCATGACGCTGCCCAGAAGCAGGCAGACCGTCAGAGCCAGGCAGAACTCCAAGACATGGCCAAGAAGCCCGACAAGCAGACCGGCACGCAGATCCAGAGCATGCAGAAGGCGCTGGATCAGGTAGCTGGAGCATTGAAGCAACTCACCGACATGCAAAAGCAAGTCGCAGAAGGACAAAAGAGCATCGAGCAGGCGGTCAAGGCCAAGCGCGTGCTTGTCCGTGGCCCCGATGGCCGTCCGTCGCACTCTGAAATCGCGCAGTAA